AGCTGATTGATTTATTTTTCTATCTATACTATCTATATCATTACTATTCCATACATCAGTATTATCCATATTATCCTCCTTTCTTTATTATTCTGTCTCCATCATAGGAGCATTAACAATAGGTTCTAATTCATCCTGTAATTTCTCTGACACAGAAAGATTTTTACCATTACTTCCTACATTATAAAACGTATACTTAACAGTTAATTCTTCTCCTCCTTCAATATCTTTTATAGTAACTAAATTATATTTAGTATAATTTTCTTTGTGTAATTTTATTTTCTCACAATTAGGGTCATCTGAATGATTTACAAATCCACCTAAAGGTGTACGAATTAATTCATCCTTTATCTTAATATGAGATATGCCAAGATTTGTACCTTGTTTTAAAAATAATAAGGTAAACAAACCATACCCTTCTATATCACTTAACTGAATCCTCAATCCTTCAGGTAATGGATTATACGACTTTTCTTTTTCCATAAGTTTTTAATTCTTCTGAAAAGTTTTTAGTTATCTCTTCAACATTGGGTTGTCTATTTACTTGAGCTAAATAAACATACCGATTAGAATATTTAAATACTCTTAATCCCTTACCATCATTAGCATCTTGATAACATTCCCATTTATGTGCACAAAACTGACACCCAATAGGTAATGATTTATTACCACCTTTAGTTTCAGATAATTCATAACATCTGTCAGGTGGTGAATTTCTTTTTAATGTATCTTGTAAAGTTTTAATTAAATTTGGAACATTAGGTTTAGCTAACTCATCAGGTTTATAGAAACAAACATCTCCAGTTGATTTATCCATAACCAAAAAGCCACCCTTGTTAGTACCCATACCTGTTTCATATCCTGATAACTGGGCATGATAACCAAATGGGTCATCTCCAACTAACTCTCCAGTCTTAAACTTTTTAAAACTAAATGATGAAGCTGACTTAACATCACATACTTCACCATCTACTGTCGCATCTATATGTCCTTTAATATTATCTATCTCTACTTTCTTTTGTTGGTCTGCTATCTTATGTCCAGTTAATTCTGCTAGATATAATAATAAATGTTCTAAGATATGTCCATATAAAAATTTAATATTTAAACTAGCATCATAAGATTTAGTTTTCTTTGGACTAAATCTATCATACCATAATTGTCTAGGTGGTTTACCTAGTACTGACATTCTTAACTTCCCATCTTTTTCTCTAATAGGATTATTCCATGAATTAAAAGCTTCCTTAATATTAGTAAGGAACTTATCCATGTTCTCTTCTGTTACGTTGGCAGGTTTACCATTCGATATTCCAGCGACTAATGTTTTAATATCAGTTGCTATTGTATCAATGCGTTTCTGCCCAGTTGTTTCCGATTTTATATTTTCCATCTAAGGGACACCTTATTTTTAATTCCTTTCCTGCATTTATAATTGCTTGTACTCCAAGCTTTCCAAATTCTTCAGCTCGGCTTTCTTCCACTTCATATTGGAACTCATCATGCACATTCACAATTGGAACTGCTTTCATGTGCTTACTTCTAACATATTCCTCTACCAATGTCAACGCTTTCTTCATAACACAAGCTCCAGCACCCTGTAATAGGGTGTTTAAAGCCGCATGAGGGTGTCTTATGAGGATTTTTCTTTGGTCGAGACCTCTGAGCCATCTTTTTTTAGCCACTCCATCCACTCTTTCTCGTAGTCGTTTAAAACTTGGTGTAGCTCTAAGAAATTTTTCTTTAACTCTTTCTCCATCTCTTTCAGACCTTTTGATGATACTTCCGATTTTTTTTGAACCTGCTCCATAAATGAGTGCGTATATAAATGTCTTCGCCTCATCTCTTGACTCCAAGCCAGTCCTAATCTGATTTGTTGTGTGTATATCTCCATTAATGATTTCATGTGTATAATCCTTATCGTTCATGTAGTGTGCTAACATCCTCAACTCAAGTCCTGAAGCATCAACACCTACTAATTTATAACCTTTATTTACTATCCATAATGCCCTACATTCTTTTCCATAAGGTGAGTACACAGCAGGAACCTGTGCCATATTGGGCGATTGATGGCTCATTCTTCCTGTAACTGTACCATTGGTAATTACTTTGCCATGTACTCTACCATCTTCTCTGATAGCTTCAATCCAAGAACTGACTTGAGCAATTCTTTTTTGAAGCATGAGAAATTTTTTTATAAGTTCAGCTTCAGGAATAGTTTTAATCTCTGATAAAACTTTTTCATCAACTATTGTATGTCCTTTATCTGTTTTCTTTTTAGGTTTCCATCCCAGTAATACTAATCGTTCAGCTATTTGTTGACGTGAACCTAAATTAAATTCTTTATATTTAACCTTTGTAAAAGGAACTCCCTTTACATATCCTCTCGTTTTATTATTAGACTTAGGAATAAATTCTGTTTCTACTTTTAATGGAGGAAAAGTTTTTCTTACAATTAATTGTAGGTTATTCATATCTTCCTGAAACTTTGCCTGTAACATATGAGCACCTACAACATCTATTAAAAATCCTTTTTGATGTTGTCGTTGTATAATCTTTGCAACCTTATGCTCTAATGCAATAGACTCTCCAAAGTCTGTCATTTTTTTGCAAAGAAAGTTATATAATTTTTCTGTTAAATTAACATCATTCCTACAATACTTTAACATCTCTTCACTAAATTTATCAAAGATATCAAACTCTGTTTTTTTATGATAGAGTTTTTCACCCCAATTTTTTAATGAATGACCACCTTCTATCATAGGATTAAGTAGTCTAGATAAAACTAATGTATCAGTTACTTTACAATTTTTAAATAAATCATAACCAAAGTATTTATTTAAAACTGGAATATCAAATCCAATTATATTATGTCCTATAATTTCTTTAGTTTTTTTTATAAACTCTTCAAACCTACTTAGTCTATCTTCTTTAAATTGATAGTAAGTATTATTATGTTTACAAATGATACACCAAATTTTATCGGCAGTAATAGTTGTTTCAATATCAAATATTACTTTATCAAAAATCACTTGATGTTACCTCTGCTAATCTACCAGTATCCATATCATATTTTAAATCACAACATGGTCCAGTAATACCTGAGAATCTATTCTTTAATACTCTAACCTTTGTAGTATGTCGGATTTCAGGGTCATCATTCTGTGCATCTCTCTCAAGTCCAATAACCATATCACTTAACTGACCGATAGAAGCACTCCCTCTTAGCTGTGAGAGAGACGTAGAGGCACCTTCCTCATGTCCCTTGCCATCAGGTCTCCTTAAATGTGATACTACTATCATACCAACTCCAGTCTCTTGTACAAGAGTTCTGAGTCTAGTCATAATTTCATCCAATGCTCTTCTCTCATCTCCGTGAGACTGGTCTGATACTATTATACTGATATGGTCTATAATAATATATTTACAATCTAAACCTTTTGCTAAATATCTAACTCTTGAAATTATATTATCAATAGAGTTAGAACCAAAATGGTCGAACATATATATTCTACCTGTACCCACAGTAGCATCAAAATATTTTCTTAATTCTTCTTTACCAATATGAACATCAGGTAAATGTAATCTTTGATTAGCTTCGATACTCATTATCCCTTTAGAAGTTATTACTGGAGTTTCTTCCAGCATTAATAAACCAAGTTTCTCTTCTGTGTTTTTTAATAAATGATGGATTAATTCTCTAACTACTTGAGTCTTACCTAACCCACTACCTGCAGTAAAGGTAACTAATTCAGAAGTTCGTAAACCATAAGTCATTTTATTTAATCCTTCAAAAGGATACTGAACAAATGATTGTACAGCAGGTTTACTTATCTCATCAAATAAAGTATTGGCATTAATAATACCATCAGGAGCAAATCGTTTTGCATCCCAAAATGCTTTAGTATAAATCTGTATCTTATTTTTAATTAAACAATCCGAAGCATCTTTAAATTCTTCAGGGAGAGACATAATTTTACATTTCCCAGGAGAAAATAATTCAGCTACTCTAAACGCACCCTCTTTACCTTGCTCATCATTATCAAAATTAATTATAATATTTTCAAATTGTTCTAAGTATTCAAGACTACTCTTAATATCTTTAACTGCAGAAGCTACACCATGTTTAATACTTACAACTGGAGTAGTGTACTTACCTTTATCAAACATTTGATATGCTGATAAACAATCTAACTCACCTTCAGTTATTATTATAAATTTATTTTTAGAGAATAAATGTTCACCAAATAATCCTGCTTGACTTGTATTACCATCTAAACTAAATTCTTTTAATTTTGTATACCTTGTCTTGGTTGCAATTTTTGCACCTTGTCTATCGTGATAAGGATAATAATGGTTTATTATACTACCCATACTATCTAACTTAACAGTAACCCCATATTTTCTACAAGTATTTTCTGAAAGATTTCTGTCTACTATTTCTACAAAATCTGATTGAGTTGTAGAAGTATTCATTTTATATTTTTGTTTACCATTTGTTATCGGTTGTGTTTCCATATCATATTCTTTTATAAATTGCATACAAGAAAAACAATAAGCCGAACTATCTGCATTAACAGATACTGCATCACTACTCTTACATAATGGACAAGGTAAGTGATACTTTACAAAGCCAGTTTTAGTTTGTTCCATGGTCGCCCTCATAATTAGTTTTCAAAAAAAAAGGAGAGCTGACTTACC